TGTGCGCCTGACACACAAGCAGAGACACAAGAGGTAGCCAATAAGATTAGCATACAGATGCACAAGTTGTTTCCTGTATCGTGGATGGCATTAGCAAAGGGGCAAAGGTAATGAGAGGTAATATTAACGGTGCAATCAAGGCGTCAGCTATAGTAGCTTTACTGATAGCTGCGCCACCTGTGTTGATAGCTATGACGTATGACGAATACCCTAAGTACTGTAAGTTATCTATCTTGCTACCATGTATAGGAGTGAATGATGAGTGATATAATAAAAGTAACTGACATAGAAGAACACGAGGACGGTAGTGCTACACTACAAGTAGAGTGTGACCCTGATACATTCATGGCTATCTTTGACGTAGGCTTTGTGACATTAGTAAAGAGAGGCTTGGAAAGTGAGAAGTGGCAGAAATGTGTAAGCTGTGGTGGCCCAGCGCAGAGTGACATGTGTGGCTTTTGTTTAGAAGAGGAGTAGTACCATGAGCATGGTTGGAACAATAGAAGATATGAGATGGGAGATCAAACAACTAAAGAAAGAAAATGATTTACTGTCAAAGCAGTTAAGAAAGAAAGACAAAGAGTTATCAGACCTAAAGAATAACATACGAGAGTTTGATGATGATGAACGGAAGAGAGCAATGGAAAGGTACAAAGCTAATGGAGTTAGCACTGATTAGAACTTTGATGGACAAGGACTTTTATGAAGACCATAAAGGTATCCGTACCCCTGATAAGTTATTCACTAAAGATGTACGAAAGATCAAGCGTACCTTAGACTACGCTATGGAGCAGTACGAAAAGAGTGTTAGTCCATCTGAACTTGAGGCGCTGTTCTTTGCACGTAACGTTCTTACTACATCCAACAAAGATATGTACAAGGATCTCTTCAAGAAAATACACAGCGAGAAACCTATGGCTCGTGACATTGCACAGGAAGTGCTGTCTAAGTTATTCCAGCAGGTAGTAGGTGAAGAGGTAGCTAAGCTAGGCTTTGACTACGTGAACGGTACAGAGAGTACGCTGGAACCTATGCGTAAGATATTGTCTGACTACCAGGATGACTTCATGCCTAACTTAAAGGTTGACTGGGGTGACATCTCTATTGATAACTTACTTCAAGCTAACGACATCCAGTCTAAGTGGAAGTTTAACATCCCGTCACTCAAGCAGCGTGTCGAGGGTATAAGTGGTGGTCACTTAGTTATTGTAGGCGCACGTCCTAACACAGGTAAGACAAGCTTCCATGCCTCTCTTATTGCATCTGAGGGGGGATTCGCTAGGCAGGGCGCTAAGTGTATCGTGTTGTGTAACGAAGAAAGTTATGAGCGTGTAGGTGCTAGGTATCTTAGTGCAGCTACAGACATGTCAATGGAAGAAGTGAAAGGTAACTATGCGTTAGCGTCCAATAGATACAAACCTGTACACGATAACATCAAGATCTATGACAGCACAGGTAAAGACATGAACTGGGTTGAGGCTCTTACAAAAGCTTACCAGCCTGACATCTTAGTGCTGGATATGGGTGACAAGTTTGCAACACGTAACTCAGATAAAGCTGACGTGTACTTGAAAGATGCAGCTATCCATGCTAGGAATATATCTAAGCAGTATGGTTGTGCTATCATATGGATGTCACAGTTAAGCGCTGTAGCTGAAGGTAAGGTGTTCGTGGATCAATCAATGATGGAAGGTAGTAAGACAGGTAAAGCAGCAGAGGCTGACCTAATGGTGTTGATCTCTAAGAACCCTCAACAGATAGAAGGACAAGACGAGCAAGACAATGTACGTCACTTGAACATAGCTAAGAATAAGCTACGTGGTGGGTGGCACGGTAAAGTAACGTGTACCTTAGACGGTGAACGTTCTAGATATGGAGCATAGATGAGAAGAGTATTAGACGTAGAGAACAGTATAACATTACGTAACGGTAAGATCTTTAACGATCCGTTTGAACCTACCAATACCCTCACGGAAGTAGGTGTACTGTGCTTAGAGACAGGCGATAAGAATCTGCTTTGCTTTGATCACTCAGAGCGTAACGACACTATGAAAAATAAATACCAACTACAGAGATGGTTAGACTCTACAACCCTACTTATAGGTCACAACTTACAATACGACTTATCGTGGTTGTGGGCTACAGGTTTCAAGTATGACGGTGACATCTACGATACCATGCTGGCTGAGTATATCTTGCAGCGTGGACAGAAGGAAGCGCTGAGCTTAGAGCAGTGTGCATTGCGTAGAGAGTTGCAGTACCAGAAGGATGATACCTTAAAGAAGTATTACAAGAAAGGATACAACACTAATGAGATACCTTTGGCTGAGCTTAGCCACTATCTTGATCTTGACTTACGGACTACTGGCGAGTTGTACAAAGCCGCAGAAGCAGACTTCAATGATCCTTCCAGCACGTCCTTACATAAAATCAGAGACATTACCTTCCGCACCTGTAAAACCCTCGCTCGAATGTACATGTCAGGCATCAGGGTGGATCAAAGCGCCCTCGAACATGTCCGAACTGAGTTCGAGCAAGAGAAGTCTACCATCGAAGAGCGTCTGTATGGACAAGTGCGAACACTCATGGGAGCAACGCCCATAAACCTTAACTCACCAGAGCAACTATCCCAGGTTATCTTTAGCCGTAGAATAAATAACAAGAAAGAATGGTCTGACTTGTTTGACTACGCTAAGACACCGCAAGACCACAAAGATATTGTAGAAGCTAACAGCAAGCAGATGCTCAAGACTGTAGCACTACACTGCCCTGACTGTAACGGTACAGGTAAGACGTACAAGATCAAGAAGGATGGCACAAAGTACAAGAAGCCTAACGACTGTACGTCTTGTGGTGGTAAGGGTTACAGACTTAAAGAGACTAACGAGTTAGCTGGCTTAGGGTTCAACGCCCCACCAGCACGTAAATGGATTAGCTATAATGGCTTCGCTACAGGAAAGGATAAATTAGATGCGCTCATTGCCACCGCTAATAACAACGGTATGGAAACTGCCAAGCGATTCCTTGAGGATGTTAAAAGGCTTTCTGCTGTTAGTAGTTATCTCTCTAGTTTTGTGGATGGTATTTCCACCTACACTAAGCACGATGGATTCCTACACGTTAACCTTACCCAGCACATCACTGCCACAGGGCGGTTTAGTGGACGCAACCCCAACATGCAAAACATGCCTCGTGGTGGAACGTTCCCAGTAAAGCGTGTATTCATATCACGCTGGGAAGGTGGACACATCATGGAAGCTGACTTTGCTCAGCTTGAGTTCCGTGTGGCTGCGTTCCTATCGCAAGACAAGGTAGCTATGGAAGAGATTAACACAGGGTTTGACGTACACGCCTACACTGCTAAGGTTATCTCTGATGCAGGGCAACCTACAGGTAGACAGGAAGCTAAGTCACACACCTTTGCTCCACTCTTCGGCGCTACAGGGTATGGACGTAGTAAGGCAGAGGCTGCATACTATGAGCACTTCAATGAGAAGTACAAAGGTATCGCAGCGTGGCACAAGAAGCTAGGTAATGAAGCTATCAGGTTAAACAAGATCACTAACGTCAGTGGCAGACAGTATGCTTTCCCTGAGGTTACACGTAGGGACAACGGTACACCGTCACACTTTACAATGATCAAGAACTACCCAGTGCAGGGCTTCGCTACAGGTGATGTAGTACCGCTTGTGCTTATTGAACTTGAAGCTAGACTTGAGAAGTTACAATCATGTGTAGTAAACAGTGTACACGATTCTATTGTTGTTGATGTACACCCAAATGAAAAGGAGTATGTACTTGCTACTATCGACACATTAAACATGGACTTAGACAGATTGATTGAAGAAGCCTACGATATAAAGATGAACGTGCCTCTACTTTTAGAGGCCAAGATAGGCCCGAATTGGCTTGACACGAAGGACGTTTAGTGGTATAACTTAGGCTCTTGACTTTTTTGTAATAGCGTTGAAAGGATAACATAATAATGAACGCAAATGTAGTACCTTTGAAAGTAGATAACATGAACTTAGCAGATGCAATGGGGTTCTCTGCAGCCGCAACAGCATCAAGTAAAGCAACCAGTGATCTGTATCGTATCTCGACTGCAGTAATCCAGGAAGTAGAAGGAAAGAAAGTAGTAGACTCACCAGTGTTTAAACTAAGGCAAGGGGATGAAGAGTTCCTTGCACGTAGCTTGGATGTACGCTTCTTTGCTGAGCGTCAGCGCTGGCAGAAGTGGGACAGTAGTAGTAACTCTTTCTTACGTACAGTGATGTCCACTAACTTAAACATGGACTTGAAAGATGTACTTGGTGGGTTTAACTTAGGACGCCCGACAGGTTACATCAAAGACTTCAAAGCTCTACCTGCAGATCAGCAGGATTTGATACGCAGTGTGAGCCGTGTAAAAGTACTGATGGGTATGGCACGAGTTAACGGTGCTTTCATTGAGGGTGGTGATGAAGTGGATACGTTTGACGGTATCGAAGTACCATTCGTGTATGACGTAAAGAACCGTGAGAGTATGCAAGCCATTGATGCTACTATCGCTAAGCTTATTAACAAGCGTCTGTCACCAGTAGAGAACTTGATTACACTTACAGGTTCAGGACGGTCCATGCCTAGCGGAACTAAGTTTGCTGTAGTTGAGTCAGACTTAGGTGAGACTGTAGGTTTCGCTGATGGTGACAACGATGTACTGCAGAACTTCCTATCTTACATTGAGAACAGCAATCAGTATATCTTAAACAAATGGGAAGAGAATAACGTTGAGCGTATCTCTGCTGAAGACAGTGCTATCGTAGGTAGTATCGTTGACGTGCAGGACTTTGAGTAATCTCATGCAACACGTAGCTGAGATAGCAGTACATTCTTTTCTCAGAGATGTTCTGGATGGTAAGGCTTCTATGTCTGAAGAAGTTATCGACAAGGTAGCACAGGACGTTAAGGAAGCTCTTACCAAACAGTTCGTAGCTGATACTGAACCTCGCAAGTTTAAACTCAGGATGTCCAACATTGGGCGTCCTAAGTGTCAGCTTTGGTTTGATAAGAATAATCCTGAAGGTGCTGAGCCTAAGCCAGTATCCTTTAAGATGAACATGGTTATGGGTGATTTAGTAGAGGCTGTATTCAAAGGTCTACTGAGAGCAGCCAAGGTAAACTTTGATGACAACGATAAGGTAACACTGAAGTTAGACGAAGACGGTAAAGAGATTAGCGGTGAGTACGACATGATCATGGACGGTAAAGTTGATGATGTCAAGTCTGCATCACCGTGGTCTTTTGAAAACAAGTTCACAGATTATTACAGTCTGAAACAATCCGACAACTTTGGTTACGTTGAGCAGTTAGTAGGTTACGCTAAGGCAGCAGACAAAGGTGTAGGTGGCTGGTGGGTAATCAACAAAGCTAATGGTGACTTCAAGTATGTCTCTGCTGCAGAGGCTGACGTTGAACAAACTATGGCTGACATCAAGGATACCTATGATTACATCTCACAAGACAAACCTTTTGAGAGGTGCTTTGATGCTGAACCTGAAACGTACAGAGGTAAGGCTAGTGGTAACTGGAAGTTAAGCAAGACGTGCGGCTTCTGTGATCACAAGAAGAAGTGCTGGCCTGAGTTACAGGCTTTACCTTCTAGAGTTTACAAAGGAGCTAAGACTCCACCAACAGTAGAGTACGTATCACTTGGCAGTCAGACATAACAAGGGAAGGTATCGTAGCGGCCTAGAGAAAGAAGTCGCTGCGTACCTCAGAGATAAGCAACACAGGGTCAGGTATGAAGTCCTAAAGATAGAGTGGGAAGATCTACGCTATCGGACTTACACGCCTGACTTTGTTTTAGATAACGGTATTATCATTGAAACTAAAGGTATCTTTGATAGTGAAGATAGAAGGAAACACCTAGCTATAAAAGAACAACACCCTGAGCTAGACATACGCTTTGTGTTTAGTAACTCTAAAGCTAAACTATATAAAGGTGCTAAGTCTAAATACTTTGAGTGGTGCGATAAGTACGGCTTCAAGTGGGCGCATAGAGTCATACCTTATGACTGGCTGAAGGAAGACGGTAAAGCAATACGTACTAAGAAGATACCATTTAAAGGTGAGAAGAAGGACCAGGATTACAAATGAAGTACTACATAAGAGACAACGAAGTAGCTATAGTACTAAAACCTCATGCGTTTGATGAGGATGGAGAATGGACAGGTGAACTAAGTACAGGACTTGTTGTTGGTGACAACTCAGACATGGATTCAGATACACTTTCTTACATCATACATCTAGCTACACTCATGGCAACGTTCTTAGAAGTAGCACAGGATGATGAGGATCTGTATAACATAGTTGAAGAGCGCAGAAATGCACTTATGGGGCTTGACAATCCCGTACAAAACATGTATGAAGAAGTAGAGGGTACGGATGGTAAGGTAGTAAAGCTTACTAAGTACACTAAAACTTTAGGAGAAGCGTAACAATGCACGACTCAGTTAATAAACCAGTCCACTACAATCAGGCTGGTATAGAGTGTATCGAAGCTATACGTGCCATGACAGGTTCTATGGATGGTACAAGTGCTTACATGGCAGGTAATGTATTAAAGTATATGTGGCGTCACGAGTATAAGAACGGGTTAGAAGACTTAGAGAAAGCCAGAGTATATCTGGGTTGGTTGATTGATAACTATAAGGAGAAGCACAAATGAAAAAGTTCAGCGTGACTTTTTTGTTGAAGGTAGATGATGAAGCTAACATATTGTCAACAGTAGAGGATGCACATGTCGAAGACATACATGACTTACTGCACAATACGTTCCACGATATAGATGATATAAAAGTAGATAACTTAGTAGTAAAAGAGAGGTGGTAGTTGTATGATAACCCAAGAAGATATTGATGCGTTCCAAAGATTTAATGATGTTGACTATTTGTTTAACGAGTATCAAGACATGGCTGCATCTACTGCTATCTACAGACAAGAACATCAAGTTATCTACCCTGCGCTGGGCTTAGCTGCAGAGGCAGGTGAGGTAGCTAACAAAGTAAAGAAGATCTTACGTGATAAGAACTTTGATCGTAGCGGTATAGCTGATGAGTTAGGTGACTGCTTATGGTATATCGCAGCGCTGTGCCGTGACTTAAATATAGAGATGTCTGAGGTAGCTAAAGGAAATTTAAAGAAACTAAAAGATCGTCAAGACAGAGGGACACTAAAAGGTAATGGAGACAAACGATAATGGATAACTACCTACCGACTGACTATCAGTCATTCATTCACAAATCTAGGTACGCTAAGTACTTCGATAACAAAGGACGTGAGTCGTGGAGCGAAACAGTAGAGCGCTACATGAATAACGTTATACGCCCCAAGGCAGGGCACGACAGCTACGTAGATCAGATACGTGACGCTATATTAAACTTAGATGTTATGCCATCTATGCGAGCTATGATGACTGCTGGTCCTGCTCTAGCCCGTGATAACACTGCAGGGTATAACTGTAGTTACCTACCCGTAGATGACCCTAAGTCCTTCGATGAGGCTATGTTCATTCTGCTCTGTGGTACTGGTGTTGGCTTCAGTGTTGAGCGTCAGTTCATCAGTAAGCTTCCTGAAGTCCCTGAGTTGTTCGACAGTGAGACTACAATCGTTGTCAAAGACAGTAAGGAAGGTTGGGCTAAAGCGTTCCGTCAACTGCTGGCACTCCTCTGGGCTGGTGAGATCCCTCAGTGGGACATAGGTTTGGTACGTCCTGCAGGGTCTAGACTTAAAACGTTTGGCGGTAGAGCTAGTGGCCCAGCGCCTTTAGTTGAACTGTTTAACTTTGCTATTAAAACATTCAAGAACGCACAAGGACGTAAGCTGTCTAGCATTGAGTGTCACGACTTGATGTGCTTCATTGGTCAGATCGTTGTAGTTTAGTTGGTGGTGTACGCCGTAGTGCTATGATTAGTTTATCCAACCTAAGTGATGACCGTATGCGTCACGCTAAGTCAGGTCAGTGGTGGGAGACTGCAGCGCATCGTGCGTTAGCGAATAACTCTGTAAGCTACACTGAGAAGCCTGACATGGAAACGTTCATGCGTGAGTGGCAAGCCCTAGTAGAAAGCAAGTCAGGAGAGCGTGGTGTATTCAATCGTCAAGCAAGTAAAGTACAAGCTGCAAAGAATGGTAGACGTGATCCTGACTACGAGTTTGGAACTAATCCGTGTAGCGAGATTATCTTGCGTCCGTATCAGTTCTGCAATCTTACGGAAGTTGTTGTACGTGCCACAGATAGTATTGAAAACTTGGAGGGTAAGGTACGCATCGCAACGATCCTTGGAACAATCCAGTCGGCCTACACAAAGTTTCCATACTTGCGTAAGGTGTGGAGCAAGAACACCGAAGAGGAGCGTCTGCTGGGTGTGTCGCTTACAGGAATAATGGACAACCCTTTAATGACACATGAGAATATGGGATTGGAGAAGACTCTTGCACACCTTAGGAGCGTTGCTATATCTACTAATGCTGAATGGGCTGACCGTCTTGGTATACCTGTATCTGCGGCAATTACGTGCGTCAAACCTTCGGGCACGGTATCACAACTGGTGGATTCAGCCTCTGGAATACATGCTCGTCACAGTCCCTATTATATCCGTACTGTCCGTGGTGATAACAAAGATCCACTGACGCAGCTTATGAAGGATCAAGGTATACCTAACGAGCCTTGCGTTATGAAGGGTGACACAACTACAGTGTTCAGCTTTCCACAGAAGTCACCAGCAGGTGCAGTAACACGTAACGATATGACAGCTATAGAGCAACTTAATCTTTGGCTAACGTATCAGCGTCACTGGTGTGAGCATAAGCCTAGCGTGACTATCTCAGTGCGTGACTCTGAATGGATGCACGTAGGTGCTTTCGTGTATGAGCACTTTGATGAGATGTCAGGTGTGTCTTTCTTGCCACACTCAGATCATACTTACCAGCAAGCTCCATATCAGGATTGCACTAAGGAAGAGTATGAAGTACTATTAGGTTCTATGCCAGAGAAGATTGATTGGAGTAAGCTCTCTGACTATGAACAAGAAGACAACACTGTTGCAATGCAGACTATGGCTTGTACTGGTGATGTGTGTGAAGTAGTAGACTTAACTTAAACCAAACAAAGGAGAAGTAACATGACAGGTATTGAATTTATGGCAGTAGCAACTATCGGTATGGTAGCTGTTGGAGAAGTAGTTAACTTAGCAGCGGAGCACGGACCGTCTTTGATTGAGCAAGTGAAGAGTTGGTTCTAGTATGTACGCTCTACTGTTAGTTATGATGTTTGAAGGTAAGGTACAAGTACACGCCTTTAATGGTTTGTTCTTGGACCGTGATTCTTGTACTTCTGTAGGTTATACTATGGAAGCACGATTAGAAGATTCAAAACCAGGACCATCAGCTACAGCTAAAACATACTGTTTCCAAATACCAGAGAGCGCATAATGTGAATATAGAAGAAGAAGCCAAAAGGCACACGCAAGCTAAGCAGGAAGAGTTCTACGATAAGTTAGTTACCTTATTGCTACCTGCTCAGCGACACATAGCGAGTAGTCTGTATGAGTCACGCATGAAGGATAGATCACTAGAACGTTTAGAAGATTCTATTCTAATGGCTAGACGTGCAGCAGAACAAACAGGACTTAAATAA